ATGAGTTTTTAAATAAGCGAACACCATGAAGACGATAAGAGTCTTTCCTGCACTTGTAGCAAGTTCATTAGAAGACCAACCATACTTCAATATATTCATAGCAGTATTAATCTGATAATCATAAGGTTTTTTATCAGATTTTTCAAAGAATTTTTCTTGCCATTGTACAAATTCTTTACTATCAAATTCTTCATCTATTATAGCATTTAGTCCATGAATATCACATTCAAAATTATATTTTTCACACATATCCATAACTTCTTGCCATAGACCAATTGGAATTTTATTATTTTTAAAATATGATACTTTACCTGTCCAGCCCCATTGTTTTAATTTTGGATTCATCTTTAAAAGAATCCAATAATTTCTAACCATTTTAGTAAATGTTATCTCTATTTGTCTTAATTCTAATTCATCGGCTTCAATAAGTTTTAAATATTTTTTATCGGATGTTACTTCGAATTTCATATATTTTATTTATTTTTAAAGTAACTCATCAAATTTTATTTTATTCTTTATTTGATAAATTAAATGATCTAATGATTTTAAAGTTTCATTTAAAAATTTAATATGATTTACTAATAAATTATAAAACTGTTCAGTTTCAGCAACTAATCCATCTATTTGTAAATATATTGCTTGGTATGATTTAAATTTACCAATATTATCATCATAATATTGTTTTTTTTCTTGTTTTAATTGTCTTAATGTTTTTTCTACGTGATCTTGTATTGTAAATGTTTCTTCTATCAATCTTTGTCTATCTGATATTAATCTATTATTAGATATTTGTTTTAAATCTTTAAATGATTCATCATGATCTATTATTATTTCTGTCCATTTATTACGCATAGTAGCTAAGGATTTCTTTAATCTAGAAACCTTTGCACTATCTTTTTTATCAAAAAGATTGACATTAAAAGATTTCCCTAGTTCGTCCTGTATTTCCATATCTTCGAGATCTGTATTTTTCATTATTATCTCTTAAATTTGTTATTATAATTTCTTCTTTATCATCCACCATTTTTGGTTTGGATATAACCATATTTTGTTCTATTTTTAATGTACCATCAAAAGTTAATTCTATTGGTATAATCATTTTTTTAATAAAAATTAAGTCTTTGTGTTCAAACATGTATGTCATATTTTATTTAATATAAATAAATTTTAGTAAAAAATATTTTTCACTGGCCAAGACACTTGACCTCTGCCACTTAGAGTTTGAACAATTTCTTGTTCCTTATCTGTGGTTACTTTTCTTAAAATGTTTATTGCTCCATTTAAGTCAGCATTAATTTTTGTTCCATTAGCAGACTTAAACATTCCTCTTTTAATCCTTTTACCTTTATATTCATCATGCTTACAAAGTTTCTCCAAGTCAAGCGAGGAACACTTACTGGTATAACTTTCTTCCGTTAGTTGAACTTGTATTCCAACAAGTTCTGATTTGTATTGAATCTGATTCAGTAATATGACAAATGGAATATTTACAAAGTTTTGGTTATTACGTTTACCAATACTAATGTTTTGCTTCCATTCTTTATTGTAACCTAACACAATATTTGATATGTTAAACTCTAAACAATAATTGACTATAAACCTGGAACATTTGTGGAGATAGTCTTTAATTTTATTATTACGTTTGAAATTTAATCTATTAGTTGCTTTACTATTGTATCTATTATGCCTTGTTTTTAAGTCTGATTGTAAATCAGATTTCTTTTTATTATAATATTGATTCATCGACTTCAATGGTTTACCATTTAAAATAAATGAAGTGTTAGATGTTGTATCAAAACACGTTGCTAAATTGTTTAATCCTAAATCAATAGATAAATAGTTTAAATTTGGCTCTATTAATTTTTGAATTGGCTTATCATAGATTATTTCAATAATGTAACAACTTGAATTTGGTATAATTCTAACCTGTTTTAAATTACCAATATTTTTAGTCTTTAAAGGACTTAAACCAGTTTTCTTAGGAAATTTAATAATACATTTATTTTGTCTTGCTTGGTTTTCTGTAAATATTACAACATTTCTACCTTTAGTCTTATGTTTATACTTTGGAAACTTAGGACAACCACTTAATTTAGTTTTATCATTTTTCCATAATTTAAGAAGGTTAAAATAAGACTTTAAATTTTTATCAACTAACATCATAATTTGTTGGGATGTGTTAGTTGGTAAAGCAAAATAATCTTTTTGGTTAGTAGTTTTAAATTCTTTTTCTAATTCATTATACCTAATCCAATCACCAGTAGATTCTTTATGATTCTTTATAAAATATAAACAAGAATTGTAAAGGTTCTTGGACAAAAAACATAAATTATCTAATGCCTTAAAATTCTTGTTTGATTTTTTAATTATATGTTGTTCTACTTGAATCATAAATTTTAATCTAAATTTCTAATATAGGTTTTAATAAAGTATATATTATAATTTTTATTAAACATGTATTATATTTAATTTATTATTCGAAAAATAATTATCAAAAGGTAGCAATTTTATACCATTATTTTTACTGTATATAATCAAATCATTTAAATCTTTTATATGTTCCATTATTGAATTATCATTTAGATATTTTTTCCATAAAAAGATTTTATTACCTTCTTTTATTTTTGAAATTGCTTTCTTTTTACCAGTTTCATCATTATCAAACCAATATTGCATATTTTCTATTTCAAAATCCAAAACATTATGTGCTCCAGATAATGCTATTGAATTGTCATATAAAAAACTATCCATTGGGCCTTCAAACACTGTTACATTTCTATCAAAATTTATATTTAAAATATTAAATATACTTGATATATTATCCAATTTGGATACCGAATCATTTATATCTAAATTGCATTCTTTATATATTGTACTTAATTTATACGTAAAATATTTTTTTTGTTTAAGTGGACGAATTTGATAACCAATAATAATATCATCTATACCATTTAATATAACTAAAGAATTTGTTTTTGGTTGATATAAAAAATTATTATTATTATTTTGGTACCTATTTAATAGGAACGTTTCACAATTGGTATTATTTATTTCTGTAAAACCTAAATATTCTTTTAATTTTTCTTTTGTTAAAGAATATTTTCGTATATCATCTAAATCTAGAAAATTTAATCTAACAGTTGATATATTTCTAAAATCTACATCTGATTGAAAATTTCTAATTGCATATAAATCTACATCATTTAAATTACATTTATCTTTATATTCTTTTATGAAAGAATAAAGACTCATTTTTATACCACAATTAAAACACTTGTAACTCATATTTTTAAAATATAAATTACCACGTTTTTTAAAACTATCTGTTGTGCTATCACCACAATAAGGACATGCAAAATTAAATCTAGAATTAAAATCTTCTATTTTTCTTTTGTTTGGATTTACAAAAGTCTGATCTAAGACACATTGAATATGTGTTTTTATTTTATCTAAACTTAATACTTCTCTATTTTTATTTAAATTTTCTAACGAAAATGTAAAATTTATATCAAATAAATCACTATCCATTTTATTTCAAATAATAAAATTAAAAAAATGGGGATAAAATTAAATTTATCCCCATTATCATTTATAAATCTTTGTATAAATCGTCATCATCGTCATCATCGGGGATAGTAACCTTTGATTTTTTAGAAGGTTTCATTTGTGGTATATCTTCATCTTCAAACATATCATCTAAAGAATCTCTAGTAGGAGAATATTCCGCTCTATCAACAACTTTTTCTTTTTGTATAGAATTTTTTACTTTTGAAGTAATTGATGAAATTTTTGATTCTTCTTTAGAATATGAACCATCGCCAAATATTTTAGATTTAATTTTACCAGATGGTAAAATAGACTCAATCGATTCTAATACAAATGTTTTTGTATCATCATCCCAAGGTTTAAAATTATATTTATTTAAATCTGGAGAATTATCTTCTAAATATTTTTTGATAATAGACATATCTTCTTTTGTTCTTTCCATTGCTCTACCATCTATTTCAATTGGCTTAGAATCTCCAATAAATTGAGAATCATCATAATTGTTATAGTTTGATACAGTTTTGATATGTAACATGAATAATTTACCAGTAAACAAATCAAATGGTTTATTGGTATTTGATATACCATCCATACCATCTGGACTCATTATATTTTTAATTTTATCATGTACTTTTTTACCATATTTAAAAATCTTAATTTTACCTTCTAATTCTGGGTGATTAGGATCTTTAACTATTTGAATTAAAGAATAAAAACTTTCACGTCTTGTAAATTGAGATGCTAAATCTTCTTCTCTAGCATTATCAGATTTTTTTAACATGAAATATATATCTTGAAGAATTGATTTTTCTTTAATAGAACTAGGACAATCAATCATTCTTGATTGATCGGTATTTTGGTTTGTCAACCAAACAGTCCATTTAGATTTAATAGATTCTTGTGGATTTTTTACAAAAGGTAAAAAACGTATTACTGATTTGTAAACACCGTCTTTACCTTCTTTTGCGGAAGGTCTGTATAAATCATCATAAGCTGATGATTTTTTATCATCCTTAAATAAGTCGGATGAATCAATATTGAATAGTGCATCGTCGATGCTAAAGTTGTTTGCCATCTTTTACTCCTTGATTTTTTTAAAATATTTGAACTGTTTGTAATTATTGTACGTTTGTATCTTAAATTTGTTTAAATTAAATTTAAACTTTATTTTATTTGAACTGTTTTGGCTGTAAAGTATGCATCTATAAGATCATCTATAGGTTTAATCCAGTGTCTATTTATAAATAATGTATCTTTATTATCATTTAAAAATACCCTTAATTCATCATCATCAATGATATTTAAATATGATTCAGCTATTTGATCTTTATTATAATTTCCATTACCAGCAATAGATTTTATAGTTTTTGGACTGTATATTGAAAAATTATAATTATTTTTTATTAATTTGTGTCGTAATAAATAGTTATATCCAGCTAATTCTGCTAAACGATTTCCAGTGGAACCATACGAGAACCCTTCTAAACCTATCTTAACTTCACTGTCTTTAATTTTACTTCGTATATATTCTATTATTGAATCTGTTAAAAATTCTGCTTCTATTAGATTATTATTTTCTCTTACTTGATAATTTTTACTTTCTACTATCGGTTTATTTATATTTAAATTTAAATTTTTAAATTCTTTTAAAACATCTATACCTATAACTTCTTTTTTTGTTAATTTACCAGGCCTATATAAACTATAATAATTAAATATATTATCATTATTTACACAAACTGCTGGCGATGAAATGGAAAAATCTATACCTATAAATATCATAGTTTTAAGTTACTCATAAAGTGATTTAAATGAGTTATAGTAACACCACCTTTTTTACCCTTTTCCTTTAACGAAGATGTTAAAGTGATATGAAGTGCTGGTATCTTAGTTCTGTGTTTAATTAAATCTGGATATGTTTTGAAAAATTCAGAAAGAGCAATATTACCTTTTATTCTACTTGTAATTTTTCTTTTGAAACTCAAATAATTCGCAGCATTTTTTATAACGTATATATTATTTTTACTAGGATACTTATCATTTAATTTAAAATCACTATACTTAACTGTTAATGGTTTTTCTTCAAAATTTCTATCTTTATTTTTATTTAAAAATTCAATAGTTTTACCTAAATCTGCATTTACTTCATCAAATTTTGAAATATATTTATTTGATATAATAGATGCAAATTCAGTTATATTTGTTATTGATTTTTCTGGTGTATTATCTTTTAATATATTTATAACTTCTATTTGGCTACCTATATCATTTGATAAATCTTTATCAGACATTATTGAATTTATAATATCTTTAGTTGCATCTTGTTTTTGTTTATCAAATATATCATTAACATCTACTACTTTAGAATTACTTTTATATTTTTTAAATAGAACAGCAGCGGTTATACCAACAGCAGCAGAACCTAATAATATTGCTATTTTTTTCCAATGTTTTTCTAAAAATGATTGTACCTTTTTATCATCCGGTTTAGAATCATTTATAATTTCATCTTCTATACCAGTTTCATTATCATAAGATTCTAATAGATATTGATTGTATTCTAAAATATATTTCATTGTTTTTCGAATTTTATTTGTGATCCAGAACTTTTAAATGATACAGAAAATGTTCTAAATTCCGGAACATTACTGGCATAACTTAATTCTAATTCTGATATACCTGTCATTATTATTTCATAATAAATTTTTGTAGCTATAAGGTATCCAGTATGATCTAATAATTGCAACTGAACGTGCCCTAAATTAGGTTCGTTACTTGGTCCATAACTTAAAAATTTTTCAAATTGTCTATGCATTATAAAATAATTTAAAAAACCTTCAGTAGTTTTAAATATTACTGTAAATTCTCTTAAAGAACTTAATTCCATATCAAATCCACCAACATATTCCCTACTTGGTGATTTACCATAATCTTTACCAGATCTAACATGTGATCTTTTTTGTGTTACAGTTTGACTAACTGTTTCGACATCTATAGCAGGCCATGATATAGATTGTATAGTTGCATTAATATAAGAAGTTGCACTTTTATATGGAAATGTTACTCTTTTGAAAATAGGAGAAAATTCTTCTTCAACATCCGGATATATCCATTTAGATGGAAAAGAAAAAATAAAATTTGAAAATTTAGAATTTAATAAACTCATATATTATAATACTTTAGCGTTATCTATTATTTTTGACCAACTAGATCTAAATTCTTCTACTGAAGATTGTTGTGCTGTATCTAATTTTAGATCTTTTATACTATTAATAAATGAATCATAATCATTTTTTAATGTTTGTAATTTATTATTTTCTAATTTTATATTATCTACAATAGATGATAATATTTTGGTTTTTAAATCATAATCTATTTGTTCTATTTGATTGTAATTCGTCAATTTAGACCATTTACCAGAATATAATATAGTTTCAAAATCTTTTTTTGAATTCCATGCATTTGTACCAGTAACCTTACCAGATATTTTATTTTCAATAGTTATATAAAAATCACTAGTTGCACTATTTATTATTTTTTGTGAATTTATAGAATTTATTTTAAATATTAAAACACCATCTTCTTCGGATTGTATATTTATATTTTCTACCTTTTTAAATTCATTAATACGAATTTCTTCACCATTAGATGTTTTAAATATAAGATAAAGATTTAAATTATCTCCAGATTTTAAATCTTTAAATACTTCTGGAACTCCATTTTTTTTATCTATATATTTATAAATTTTAAATTTTAGAAAATTATCATATTCATTTATAAATATTCTACAATCACCCTGACCATATATAACATTACTATTATTAAAATCCTCGAAATTTAATTTATTAGTATCAATAATTGTATTTGGTATATTTTCAAATAAAACTTTTGTAGTTAATTTGGAAGAAGAATCTACAAATAAAGTGTAGGAATTGACACTGATGTCTTTAAATTGAAATGGCACTATGGTAGAAGTCGATGATTGCTGTATTATAGTATTATTAACTTTACTTAAATTGTATGTATTAGAGCCAGTATTTGAATCTATATTTTTAATTATTTTATTTACAATTTTAATTGGTTGATATCCGATAGGTATATTTAATTTTTGCATCCATCTACCATATTTTGAAGCATTTGGAAAAGTATAAGTCGCTCTTCTCATAACTTGAGAGTTATCAACTTTATCTAATAATCTAAATGTATATTCTATTGTAAATGTAACTGCATTTGCATTTTCTATAACAGGTCTAAATTTAAATACTTGGTCAAAACCATTTTCTTGAAAAAATGATTGCTTGTGTGTTAATATTTCATCATAATCACCAAATGATGATATTTGCTCGTATAATTCTATATCATGTATACCAATATAATTGTGACCTAATTTTGCTTGATCTACTATGAAATCTTCTAAAAAATCTCCATTATACATAGGAAATATTTCAAAATAATCACCAACTACACTTTCTTGTATATTAGCTACTAAATTTGCAAAATTATCATAATTTAAAATTTCTGTACGTACAACACCTTGAGTATCATTACCTAATGGTAATGCTGTTCTAATCATTATCTGGCCATTATCAGATACATAATAATCATGTATCTCATAAAAAACTATATTAATTTTAGAATTATTATAATCTGGTATATCAAATAAATTTTTATAAATTATATTATTACCATAATTTATAACAGAATTAAAAATTTCTTTAGTTTGTAAATCAGAGTCAGTTATTGATTTTAAACTTGGTATTTTTACTTCAATATATTTATCATAAATTCTATCACCTATCAACATAGGTGTTTTATTTAAAATTATATGTGTATCTTCTTTTAAATATGCAATATTAGCAGCAAATGTTTGTTTGAAATTTTTATTATCAACATAGGATGCTCTTATAATAAATCCACCTAAATTATCAAAATTATAACCGGATACTATATGAACTTTTATCGAATCATATACAACATTTATTTCTGTACTTCTACCTAAATAAATTGGTTGAAAAAACAAAGCTTCATTCTGTTGTTCAAAGTATTTTAATGGTCTATCAGTATCTAAATGAACCCATAAATTATCATCAACAGGCATTACAGTATAATCTATAGAGTTACCAGTTAATTTTTTTGGTAAAGAATAATCAGATTGATTATAATTTACATATGATAAATTACCACTGAATGCATTTATTATTCTATAAAAATCAACATCCTTAGTATTTATAACATCAGAGTTATATGTAAATTCTAATAATGCGTATGGCGTTAACTGTATAAACCTACTGCTTGATGTTAAATTCATTAAATTCTATTTTTTAAAAATGTATACCGAAAACTTTAATAGTCATACCAGCACCTAAAAAAAAATTCCAAGAATTATTGGAATTTCCAAAACCAAATTGTGGTCCAAAAATTATCCAATCTTTATCTTTATTATCAAATAAAGTAGGATCTAAAATTGCACCTTCTATATTATCAAATGATATATTTTTATTATCATCCTTAGTACGTATAAAAATCTTATATATACCATTTGATTCTTCTTTTACACCAGTTATAATTTTAAATGAAAATTTATAATCCGTTAAACTACTTCTAATCTTATTTAATTCTCGAATAGAATCATTCGTCAATATAAATGTAGTATTGCCACTTATAGATTTATAAAAACCAAATTGCTCATCTTCAAAATTCCATGGCAAATAATAAGTACTATCATCCAATTTTTTATATTTAGATGTAGAATCTATTATGGTAATTGTATCATGTATAATTACCTCTGCACCTGTTATTATTTTAATATTACCCTTTTCTTTATCTAATTCTTTCTTTAAATCAGCATTATACTTTTCTAATTCACCTTTTTCTAAAAGGTACATTTTTCTTTCATACTCAAATTGACCATTTTTTAAAATTAATTTATGAGTAGAATCCTTATATGTTTCAAAATTATTACTACTTCTATCTAAATCATTTTTATATGAATTACAACTTTGTATCCATAAAAAAATACAAATAATTAATGCAGAAAATAACAGCAGTCGTTGGACTGCTGTATTTTTAAGAAATATAAGTATATTCATATATAATATTTTTTATAATGATAAATTCGCTCCAACAAATACTTCTGAACCATTAGAAGGTGGTGAGCCTGGAGTTGTATATGGCGTTATATCATAAAAACTTGGACCAGAACCAGATGTAGATGAAAATTCCAATACAATAGTGTTAGGCGTCTGTGAATATGCCACCGGTGGAACCTGCTTAGATGTATTCATTCCAATGATAGCCCTACCATTAGTACCAATACTTGTATCCTTTACTATTAGCCAACTGGATGCATTATATGGTGCAGGATAAACAGGTGTTGGAAATTCCAAAACTAATTTATTATTTATCTGGGTAAGTGTTTTTCCATTTAAATCATATACTTGATCCCTTGCCGTGCCAATCAAAGAAGATATAGTATTACCATTTACCTTAACCGAAGTTAAAGTATCTAATGCTGGATCTGCTAAATATCTTATAAAAGTATAAGAATATTGTATAGAACCAGGAACAGAAAGATATTGAGCATTGCCCTCTATTATTGTATTTGTAATAGTAAATCTTGTAGTTGACATTTTTGATTAATTATTTTATAAAGATACAGTTGCACCTACGAACACAGCCGCACCTGATGCAGGAGGAGCACCTGGAGTTGTATATGGAGTTATATCATATAAACTAGGACCTGCGCCAGATGTTGATGAAATTTCTAATACAACAGTAGAAGGCACTTGTGAATATGTAATAGGTGGTATTTGTTTAGCATAATTAGCCACAATAAGAACTTTACCATTAGCCCCAATACTTGTATCTTTAGCAATTAGACAACTGGATGCATTATATGGCGCTGGATAAACAGGTGTTGGAAATTCTAAAACAAGTTTATCATTTCTTTGAGTTGGTGTTTTTCCACTAAAATCGTAAGTTTGTTCTCTTGCTGTACCAATTAAAGAAGATATAGTATTACCATTAATCTTTACGGCAGTTATTGTATCTAATGCGGAATCTGATAAATATCTTATAAAGATATATGAATATTGTATAGTACCAGTTATAGCAAGATATGCAGAATTTCCTTCTATAACTGTATTTGTTACTGTTAATGTAGTCGTTGACATTTTTGATTAATTATTTTTTATATATATTATTTTAACTTATAATCCCACCAGGCATATTTATAAATACTGGGGAAAACTCGACTAGTACCGTTTTTGTTGGAGTAGAATTAAATTTAGGAACAAACTCTGTATATATTTCTAATTCTGGATAAATAATAAATGTTGGAGTATATGGTTTTTGTTCATAACCTATAGGATTACTACCATTGAATATAGGTGTAAACTCTACAGTTCTAATATCTATTGGTCCAGTTATAAATACAGGTGTAAATTCTGAAACTATAACAATTGTTGGTGCATAAATAAATGTTGGACTATAAGATGGTTGCTCATAACCAAATGGTCCAGTTACAAATATAGGTGTAAAATCTATAGTTTTTGTATCTGTTGGACCAGTTATAAATACAGGTGTAAATTCTGAAACTATAACACTTGTTGGTACATAAATAAATGTTGGACTATAAGATGGTTGTTTATATCCAACAGGCTCATCTATAAATACAGGTTCATAACTTATAATTTTTGTTTTTACAGGACCAGTTATAAATAAAGGAGAATATTCCACATATACAGTACTGGTAGGACTATATATAAATGTTGGAGAATGTATAACATCTCTTGTTTTAATAGGTCCAGTTATAAAAATAGGTGAATATTCAGTACTGCCAGTACTGCCAGTACTATTTAAACCAAATGGTTGATATAAAAATGTTGGTGTGTATGTAATATCATGAACTTTTGATGGTTCGAGTCTAAATATTGGAACATAAGTTACACTCCTATCACCATCTGGATGATCTATAAATTCTGGAACATATGATAGAGCTTCCCATTTAAAATCTAATGATACTGTTTTTTCTACTCTACATGTAACATCTGTATTGCTTACAACTTGTGGTTTAAATTTGAATCTATATCTATCAGGCGATAAACTATTTGGTAATGTATATTGTCTAACATAAATATTAGAAGAACCTGATATATTTCCAATTCTTGTATTATCTGCTGTTAAAATTTCTGTCGTCCAATCATAACTTAAATCATTATTTATTGGACCAGTTGTATTATGGTGTCCAATGTATAAATTATAAATTATATTATAATCTGGATTAAAGGACCTCATATTGTTTACCATGAAGTTAAAAATAGCTTCGCCACTATTAACTTCTTTTGTCGTTAAACCATCTATATCAGCAAAAATTGATGGTGATGGGTAAGTTGTCAATATTTCAATAGGTGAAGTATTTCCACTAATATCAACACCATACGCACTTATATTATGTGTAGAACCATCTAACCAATTGACCGATATTGTTGAATTGCCTTGAGAATCTGTAGTGGAAGAATATGGACCATATATTAGAGTATTACCAGGCTGTACTCTTATTTTACCATTTACAACATTCCATATTATATTTTTTGCACCAATTGATTTAGCATGATATGTGACATCAGTATCGACTGTATTATCTCCGACTTTTATACAAGCCCCGGTTGCTCCCCATATATCAGTATTTAAATTTACAATACTTTCACCAACACTAACGTTTATACTTTCAATAGATATACAATTTAATCCAAAACAATCTTCAGCATCAGTTACAATTTCACACTTTAATTTAAATGGACTACCAGGAGTTGATGCTTCATTCCATTGAACTATGACAGTTGGAAATCCAGTACTAATACTTTTAAATTCAGCATTAACTCCTTCTGGCAATATCCAAGTATATTTCCATAATGGATAAGGTTTAACAGGTTGACCATCAACATTATGTACTCTATAGCTTGCTGGTACACCTTTAACTGCTGTTACTTGTTTTATAACTGACATTACGTTTTTTATTTTTAACCAATTATTTCTAAATAAGGACACAGATCATCTTGTTCAATTGTCAATTGAATGCATGAAGGATCTTCTGATAATTCAGTTCCCCATACTTGTCCTGATAACCAATAATCTTCTTCTAATCTAGAACTTATAAATGGTAACATTTCATTTTTTTTAAATTTTAAAGAAAGTAAAAATGTATTATTTATACCAGAATCTATATCAGTTGGTGTTAATTTAAAATAACCATGATTAGTATATTCCAAATCATCTTCAAAACTTTCACTACCTAATATTGAGAATGGATACCAACCAATAGTTCTTGCACCTAAAGAAGGTATATTAACTTTAAATTGTAAATTTTTAATAAAAAAATCATCAAATTCTTCTATTCTTCTAATTCCTATATGGAAATCTACAATTATAAAACTATTTAATCTTTTAAATCTAATTTCAGAATTTTCATCTTTGTATATCTGATGATTTGTTTCTCTGGCTTCATCAGAATCATTTATAAAATATCTAGCATAAACTATATTTATATCATCGTTACTTATAACTTCCCAAGTTTCTCCATTACTTAATGTATCTTCCCATACACCAATATAACCTGTTCTATCTGGAATAGTTCTTGAATTATTTTTAGTTAATGTTTTTTGTTCAAGAGTTCCTATAAATTCTGTACCATTACCAGCATCAATTTGTAAAATTTGTTTATCAGTATCTCTTGTTATATTTATTTTATCAGATAAAAGATCTATATTATGTTTATGGTTTATAATATTATTATTTTTTTGACCTTGTATTTTTAAAGTTTCAGAATTACCTAAAATATTTAAATCAAAAGTAAAACCAGATTTACATAAATATTCATCATCTAATGTTATGGCTTTAGAATTTAATAAATGTATATGTTTACCATTATACTCATTATCTGAATTATAAATTTTCATTTTATAATCAGAAAAGGTATTAGATACTATTGGTGATGTATAACCTTCATCATATACTTGTTTTATTGTAAAGATGCCATCTAATTCTGATAGATTACTGAGTAGAAATGTTTTATTGATATGTTTATTTATAATAACATCATCACTTCCATAATTTTCTAATAAATTACAGCCTAATGATATTCTACTAGACCATTCATCTAAAACATTTTCACCATCTTTACCAGGTGGTCCTGATTGACCTCGTGCACCAGGTACACCCATAGGACCCATAGGTCCCATTGGACCACCACCATTATTTATAATTTCTAAAAAATTAAAATTTAATTTATGTATCATTTGACCAATAGTATCTGTTGGTTCAACTGTATATAAATTTAATGATTCTTTATCTTTTAATCTTATTCTTGAATTTGGCATTTAATGTTTATCTTTTGTGTGTTCTATATATTATTAGAAAATTTCAACATCTAAAATATTCAATTTCATAATCTCTGGTTTATATTTATAACTTATAGAAATCATATTATTATTATCTTTAATAATATCATCATTTTTATCTTTAATTTGATATACAATATATTTATCTATATTATTATATGTTATTTTATTATTATTTATAAAATATTCATCTAAATAATTAGAATGATATATTACTTGATTATCGATATAATTTTTTTCAAATCCTATTTTACCATTTTTAGTTTTTACTAATTCTGTACCATTTAAATTTAATTTTTCTGATACTGGTATATAAAATCTAGATTTATTGTTTAAATTATTTGTATATCCAAATAAAACTGTTTTACCTCTATTTCTTAAAAATATAAGTCTATTATTATAATCAAATAATTTAGTACCTGTGGCTTCTATATCATTTATAATTAAATGATTTGCAGGAGTATTACTATTTGCAAAATTATAAACAAATTCATAATTAGCAAAGCTATTTGATTCATATTTAGATCTAAATATTATAGTATCATTAATAATACTAACGTATAATAAAAAATCATCAAATAAATCAAAAGATTTTACTATATTATTAGTAACAGTTTGTATTGAACCTCTAGGATCAAAAAATGTATATTTATATGATTTTTCTTTATATTCTATAAGTATATAATCCCATGATTTCCAGTCTTTAAAATAATTACCATTATTATCAATAATAGTTATTATATTTTCATCTGTATCATAATTGTATGATATTCTTTCTATTTTATATTCTTTATTAGTAAATGACTTTGTAGAAACTGATATATAATCACCTTCATATAAGTTTAAACGTCTATTACAATTTATACTTAATAATTTTGTTTTATTGTGGTTCTCTATTGTAAAATATTGAGTATTTAATTTTATTTTTCTACCATTATATTGATATGTAGAATTATAACAACACGTATCATCATTAGCTATTATTCTCCATTCATATTCACTATTTGAAGATAATGGTTTAATTGAAAAATAATCACCATTTTCAAAAATAGTAGATTTAGTTCTTGTTTTTTGAAGTTTTATTTTTAAATTACTATAACCTTTTGTTTCTAGTATTGTACCATTAATACTATAGCCTTTTTTAATTTGTGAACCTATAAAATTTGAAAAATCTAAAGTTTTTGATGATAATGAGATTTCTTTAATAGAAGAATACATATTAACATCTGAATATATGCTTACTATTGGATGTAATATATCTATTTTATCCTTTATTGTTAAAATTTGAAATGGTCCGGTTGGTCCAGTTGGTCCAGTAATACCTGTTGGATTTAATGGTCCGGTTGGTTCTAGTAATGAAAAAATACCTGTTGGTCCAGTTGGATTATAAATACCTGTTGGTCCAGTTATTTCATCTATAAATATTGTACCATATGAGAATTCCTTTAGTTGATTATCTATATCATTAATATAAAGTTTGACACCATTTATATCATTTATTATATAAGATTCATCGGATACATTTTCATAATTACCATCTTGTATTTTATATTTTAAAAATTCATTGTGCTTGGTTATATCTATATTTAGATTATATAAATCTTCAATATTTAAATACACACCATAATATACTGAAGGATCATCATCAATATTATTTATATCATCAAAAACATATTCAAAATTGAATAAATTGCTAGATATTAATTTATTTTTAAAATAATTTCTAACTTTTATAATATTTAATGTATTATTTTTTATATCATCAGATAATAAATATTTTCTAGAAAAATGACCTTCGAATGGATCTATACCATATATCCAACCACCACCAACACTTGATGAGAAATCCTTTTCGATTAATGATCTTGATATAGAATCTTTAAAATTATTAAAAAATTTACCAATATTACCAGTTCGTATATTTGTATAATACACACATTCAGAATTTTTAATTTGCTCTGAAAAATTTAAAGAATGAAAATCATAATATTGATTATCAAATTTATAATTAGGCATTTTAAATATTGCAAATATATCAGGTAATTCATTTATTGCTCCATCAATATTTTGTTGTATATGTAATGGTGCGAAATAACTAAACTTATTATTAAAACCATCCAATATAGGTGGATTATATGTGTTAATTAGATTATTATATGATGTGTTTAATTTTGGACCAGTAGTATAAATACTTACATCTTCATTAAGACTCCATATAGAATCTCTTAATTGTAGAGTACTATTTCTAAAATATCCATATAATATAGAATTCCATGTACTATTTAAATTTATATTATATTTTTTAAAACATGACGCATTAATATCATTATTTGCATTTATACTTTGCAAATATAATTTGCCATCCAAATCTATAATAATTTTTAAATTACCGGTTAGTTCAGGATATATTATAGATGGTATAAATGTTTTATTATAATCACCTAAATTTAATGAATATGAAAATGCCATTCATAATTTTTTTTTAAAATATGTAAATAACATTATTGAATGTTATTTTATCACCACCAACCAGCTTATTTTCCCATTCATAATGTTGCCATACTAATCTACCATCTGCTAATACTTCATAATCAATAGCTCTTACACCTCTAAGACCACCATTAACATATACGCTAAATGCATCTGGACCAGCCCAATCTGTTTTTAAAATATTAGCTAATGTTATATAACCATTAGATATATCAGTATCAGTTAATGTGTATGTAACAGTACTTCCTTCCGAGGCATGATTTAATGAACTTATGATATCAATCTTATCAGTTAAATACTTTAATTGTTTCATGATAACATCTATATCATCATTTCTTCTATCTATTTCATAATAATATTTTAATTTAGTATCTATTGATTCATCTAATTCTAATTGTGGTTTAATATCATTTGGAACTTCTATAATTATAGGTGAACTCCAATCAGAACATACTTCATTATTTAATGATTGAATACATGATTGTACTTCTATTTGTACCTTTTCACCAGAAAATACATCTATTGGTATACCTTGAGGTAATTGATTAATAGATCTATTATTTGGATCAGATAAATCAAAATTTTCTTGTATTATATTACCATTAGAATCTATATAATTTTTTCTTTTATGAGTTTCATATAAATTAAATATTGGTATCTGTAGTGTTGTAGTGTTACCAGATGATGTTGTAAATGTTTTTAAAGGTATAACATTAGTTTCACCAGATGCATTTAAATATGTAGCTTTAATTTTAAAATGGGTTGGATATTGCTCGATATTATCACTTGTTATTCTAGGTTCTGGTATATCCCATGCACCATCAATAGCAAATTTATGTTTTATAGCAACACCCTTATTTATTTTATCCATTTCTATTTGAAAATCTTTCTTAATGCTTAAAATAAGATCCATATTTTTAATCTTATCTTCCATTATAGAATTCATTGTTGATACTATACTGGCTCTCTCTTCATCTGTTAATTCTGTATTAGTTTGTAAAATTTTATCGTAAGTATTATAATTTTCATTATAAGTTATATTTGCTTGCTCTAATAAATCTCGTCTTTGTATTAATATAGCTCTACGCTTAAAATCATCATTAGCTATTGTTTGTCCATTTATAAGATTAATAAAAAAATTATCTTTATTTAAAGTAGGTGTATTTGGTTTTAATATAGAGGTTATCGGTAATATTTTTTCATCTTTAATACCATTAAATAGTTTAGAATAATCATTCACTTGTTTAGTATAATATTCTTCTAATAATATATCACCAGAATCCGTTTTAATACTCAAATCAGATGACCAAAATCCAACACCATCACTCCATTTTTGAGTAGTTATATGATCATATGCATCTATAGATTTTAAAAATATGATTTGTTTTTCATTAGAACCTATAGTTACATGAAAAAATTTATCACCATATAGTTTAGATGATATTCTAAGCGCATCTTCCTTTTGTTCTATTAAATCATAACCATATAATAATCCTAAATCTACAGTTTTTGCATCTTGATCTACAGATATAACTTTATAATGTGTTTCACCATTTGTAGTTATTAAAGTTTCGCCATCTTTACCACCCTTTAAAATCTTTTTTACAATATTACCATTTTCTAAATTTTCATTATATTCTAAACTATCTAATGTATAACGTCTTACAGATGAATATAATGGATCCTTTATAATTTCCGAACCTATTTTTGTTACTGTAAAACTACCACTATATTGCAATATAATTGGTGGTAAATTTAGTATTTCATCATCCAAAGTATAACTAATACCTTGAGTTTTAAGAAGTTCTAATAGACTGAAATATTCTAAATCGTTTTTTTTATTTATATTGGATTCAAAATATTGTTGTTTAGAATCTGTATCTATATTTAAAATGATACGTCTACTTAAAATTTGTTTAGAATTTTCTGTTACTAAATCATTTATAGGTATTTTAATGTATAATAATGGATTTAATAAATTTTCAAAAAAATAATTAGGTTTAGAATAAAAATAATTAGGTACATTTATACCTGTTATATGATTAGGTTCATGTACTAATTCATTTCCAAATATATTCTTATAATTATCTTTATCACGTATAAGATAAATTTTTCGAAGTTGTTTATCTATTTCATTTATTCTTCTATCTAAATTATTAAATGATGGTATTTTATAATCAAAAAATGCACCTTCCGAATTTTGTAATTGTATAGTTACAGAATCATCAGAAGATACCATTGCTTGATTTAATTTCAATAAAATTTGTGTGGCATATTTATTTAATTTTATCAAATATGCTAAAGTTTCACCAATACTATTATATCTATCGCTCATTGTTTATTATTTTAATTTAAATAGTCGATTATAAAATCCATTTTAACATCATCAACACAGATTATTTCTATTATTGGTCTGTTATTATGCTGACTAAATTCAAAACTAGTTATAGTAGAAATTCCTTTCCATGCAGGTAGATTTTTACCAGTATAAATATAAAAATTAAAACTACCATACTGATTTTTCATCAAATATTCTTGTTTTGGATAAATTCTAAAAGTTTGACCTTTTGTCCAACGTACATTATCATCTATAATGTATAATGATATATTTTTATTAGGTAACCATAAAATTGGTTCTTCCAATCTTAGATAATTAACACCAGTTCTTAATTTAATTTGACAAGAATAATCTTTTTCATTGACTATAAAATCATTTTTTACAGAATATATGTATTTATCAGCTAAATTAAAATTTTTACTAGTTGTTGATATTTTAATACTTTTACCATCACTTTTATCTAAATTTATACCATCACCAGTTTTCAATAAATCAATATCTATAGCTAATTTAGATGGTACTTTACCATTTATAATATCTTGTAATAAATCATAATTAGTTTTTATAGAATTTAAAATATCAGTTCTCTGTGTTGCCAATTCTATATTTTTTTCATTTATTAAAGTATCTTCTATTGATTTTAATTTAACTTGTAATTCTGTTAATGAAATATATTTATCATTTAAAATGTATTTTTCTAAAGTATTTAATCTACTATTTAATAATGCATTATCATATGCCATATTTTGAATTTGAATTACCGTATTCTTCATTTCATTCAATGCTTCTGCATATATGTCCATTGATAATGTATTGCTAGTACTTATAAATGTTTCAACATTTACACCACTATTTATAGGACTAGTATCAAGTTTTAAGTTTAATTTAAATCCATACGCATTACCATTTAAATTAGTTGTAGAATTAGGTTTAGATTTTTTAAATCTAGGTATATAACCACCATCTATAGATGGTGAATTTTCTACATTATCTAAAAATAAAATACCAAATAAATTGGTTGATAATATTTCAAATGGAGTAAAAAATGGTACAGTATTATCTTCTAAAAAGTAACCTATATCATCAACTGTACCTTTGTATAAATCATAATAAATTAATACAGCATTAAATTCAAAATCTTTTGAATTTGGTAATCTAGCAACATCAATTAAACTATCAATACCATAATCATTAGTATTATAAATTACTTCATCGAAATCAATTTCTATACCGTCGAGCCTGCTTCGTTTAAATCTTGTAGCTTGAATATTTGGACTAACAGCACTTCTTTCATGTATAGCTAAGTTATCATTAGTTGGATCGTCAAACCTTAACGGTTCAGTATAATAACAATTAGAATCAGTTGTCGAATAAAACCACCAAGAATCTTTATCATAATCTATATCACATAAATTATCGCCATCACATAATGTTAATTCGGAATCTTTTTTACCGACTTTTTGTTTATATAATCTTGTTCCACTTAATGCATTATCAGATTCTTGTAAACCTGTATCATTATCAAAAAATGCATGTATATCTAAACCAGCTGGATGTATATCATTATAATGTCTACCGTATAAAAATTCATCATCTAAACCTTGATTATATCTACACATTGCCATACCAGGATAATAATTATCATCACTAGTAGTTTTAAAGTAAACTTTATCAAAATTACCAACTTCTGTTGGAACATGAACATACACTTCAGAATATGAATTATCTTTACCAGAATAATTGTTTACAAAATCTATATTACCAATATACTGTACAACTTTTTTATACTTTTCAGTTTCTTTTTCTTCAATATAACGAGTACTCAAAGCAGATTGTGGAGTATCTTCCTGAAATCTTATAGCTGATATTTCCTTTAACCATTTGAAAAATACTCTTTCTGATACAGTTTTACTATTAGTATTATTATAACTATCTTTTGATATAATAGATGTTTCTAGGTTTAGACAATAGTTTTGGAAGGATTCTGCTAAGTGGTTATTCCAATCAGTAGTTCTATTGAAATTAACAGAATTGTATGCACCAGGAATAGCATTTAACTTTACAGTATTTGCTAATGGTTCATTTTGAATATCTGGAATATTAATAAGCGCAAATTTCGAAAATTTAAATTTGCGCTCACTATTTTCATTAAATGATAATGATAAATCTTCAGAAGCGGAACTAAACGTATAGAAAGTTCCGCCTGCTAAATTTATTGGACGAATAAATGGAGTTACTCTACTAATTTTATTAGACATTATTTTCTTTTATTTTCTTTTTATGATATTGTTGCTCCATTAACGTTTAAAATAAGCCAATTCAAACCGTCAAAAATAAGCTCGGCGGTTTGATAACTTGCCGTAAATTTAATACCAGTGCTAATTGGGTTACCATCACTATACGCAAGCGTATCTCTTAGAACCCAATAACCACTTTGCTCTGAACCATAATGTGGTAAAGTTAAATCTTCATTTATTTTAGCAATTATTAAAATTCTTTGTCCTACTCTTGTAGTTGGTAAAGTTTTTAATAAAATTCTGTGTAAATAATATTGACTATCATTTGTTGCTACAAAATTTGACCATGATAGAGTTATAACACTTCTACCAGTTAAATCTATTTTACCAGCAATAGCAGTATTACCATTATAAATTAAATTTGTAGTATTTGTATTTGAAAAATATAATTCATTAGATGCATCAACAGATGCAGAAGTAGCATCTGTTTGTACAAATTCTCCATCTAATAATAAATTACCATTATTTATTAAATTTGATGAACTTGATGATATTGTTATATCACCATTACTAATAGTTTGACCATTAGTTAATGTTATTGAAGTTGCAGAAATAGCACCACTAGCTACAATATTACCACCAACCGAAATACTACCATTAGTATCGAATAAAGTTTCAGTTATATTGGAAGTACCTCGCTTTACTGTTAATTTCTCTATATTAGAGATAGTTTTATCTGAAATATTAACGTATGTTGATAGATTATTTATTGCATCTGATAATACAGAAAAATTTTGGTTTAGAATTATCCTACTTCCAGCGACCGTGTCGAATCCCTTTATCTCTGTTATTGATATAGCCATTATTTATTTGTTATTTTTAATTTTTTTATATATTCAAAAATTTAAAACGTGCAAAAATCAATCAAACGAAATCTTTTATTTTTTTGAATATTTTCATACAGACATTTACATCTTTTTTACAATATGTAGATATTCTTTCAACATTTTCAATCCTCTCATCTTCATTGTTCCAGTACACTTCGCTAATTTTACTACCATCCAAATCAGATTTAGAAGTTTCAAATCCTAAATAATTAGCAACCATATCCAGCGTTGGTACAAATGAATATCTAGTACCTTGCCATTTAAGCATTATATCAACGACCTTCATTTCCCAAGGTTTAACTATTCTAGTATTTAATTGTTTCGGAATTTCAATTCCGTATAATATCATTTTTTTCCATATAACATCTATATCAAAATTAATAATATTATATCCAACTAATATACCATTTGGTGCAAATCGTATTAATGTTTTTGAAAAAACTTCCAACATTTCTTTTTCTGTATAATCATTCAAAGTTAAGGATGATACTAAATTATTACCTTCATGATCATAAACTCCCAATGAAATACACGCTATAGTCAAATATTCTGGATATAATCCTGCACGTTCTTCGTATATTTCACTAGGTGGTATATCATTCTTTTTATATGATTCAAATTCTTTATGTTTTTCCGTAACATTATACCATAAATCTTGAGATCTATCATCTAAATCTTCAAATGTTTTAGTTTTTCTTATTGTTTCTATGTCAAATATGATATATGATTCATTATAACAAGATGTTTTGTTTTTTAAGTTAAGAGCAATATCTCTCATTTGTACATCAATCATTTAATTGTCTTTCAATAGTTATAAAAATTATTTTTTACCATACAAATAAACAAATTCGGATTCTGTGTCTTTTGATATATTTGAATCCATATTATATGTTTTGGAATCTATAATTGAAAAATTATATCGATTTAACAAAAGACATAATTCGTTTGGTTTGAATCTATAAATGCCACCACTTCTTCTTTTTTCTATACCTTTAAAATTATAATTTGCGGTATTTATCCATAATTGGCCATTTTTAGAAACTAAAGATGATAGTACATCAAATGTTTCATATATTTTATCTAAATCTAAAACTTGCAAAACACCAGATAATGTTACCAAATCAAATTTTTCTATTATATTTATATCATGTATTGAACTATGTATTTTTCTAATAGAAATATTAGAATTTATTCTATTTATTTTATTAGATGTTATTTCAGTAAATTCTTTTACTGCATCCACACATGTAATGTTTTTTATATTTTTATATTTTGGTAAAATATATTCGAAAAAATTACCAGTACCACAACCAATATCTATCCAGGAATTTATAGATTTATAATCTATAACCTTTTCAGACATTTTAATACCAGAATACATTTGTTTATTACTATTCCATCTATTTTTTTGATAATCTAATGGTTTTTTAGAAGATATATCTCTGTAATGCTCTATATTTTTATCATTTTTTATAATGACTTTCATATTTTTAATATCTTCTGATAAGATATCCAAATCATCTATTCCTATATCTAAAATTTCTTTTAACATTTTATATTATTTGTTTAATATTGTTTTTTATTAAATTATTTTCTATTGTAATATCATATAAATTATACGAATCGCTTATATTAAAATTTGATGTTTTATATTGTTTTATTTTTTTATCACCACCATCATCACCAATATTTAAATAAAAATTTCCATATTTTTTATAAACAGATTCAAATGATTTAAAATCTATAAATTCTGATAAGTGCGAATAATCTAAATTAGATTTTCTAAAAAAAGAATTAAATAATCCATTTTCTAACCTTTCATAAATACTATATCCTATAAGATTATTATTATCATAATAAAAATGAGATACAAAATCTTTATCATTAAAATAATTATTCAGAAAATATTCTTCACTGGATGTAATAAATAAAAAATATCTATCTTTTCTTTGTTTTTTCCATAATTTCATTAGATTTATAACTTCTGTAATATTATTACATTTTTCTTTTATTGTTATTTTATCTTTATATTTATTTACAGAATTTCTAATATTTCTATATTTTTTACCAAATAATTTAAAATATTCTTCATCAAAATAATATACATATGTTTGTCTATATTGATCTCTTTTATATTTTACATTACTTTTTTTTATAATATCTAATTGGTTTTCGGATAAATAACTAAATTTTATTTTATCATATGTTGTTAGATATTTTTCAAAATCTTTACATGTTTCAACATAATGTAATATATTTTTTTTCCTATCTATATAGGCTGTATATTCATCATTTAATGGTATATTATTTTTACATTTCATTTTTCTAAATTGAAATGAATTAAAATCTTCATATGTCATATTTTATATTAAAAAATTGTTTTTACATTGTTGTTTATAAATTTTATATGAAATGATTTAAATTGTGAATGATTTGGAAATCTTTTCAACTTATAATCACATCTTTTGCCACTCTCGTAACCTATATTTACATAAAAAGGTATTTTATATGTTTCCCAAATTTTTCTATATGCGAAAATATCAATATACAAATTTAAATTTGAATAATCATTACTATTACATTTTCTAGAATGTATTATCCAAAAATCATTATAACTTCTTTCCATAGTTGTAAAACCTATTAATATATCATTATGATAAAAAAACAATGATAAAAAGTTATCGCCTAATATAGTCTTTACATCTTTAAAATATTGGTTAAAAAAGTTTTTATCATATCCATGCATGGATACACCTCCACTTTTCCTCTTTTTTTCACCCCATGAATCCAATAATTTTATAACATCATCAATATTTTTATATTCTGTTAAAATTTCAAAATTCATCTTATCATAATGATTTTTATTCCATCTTTCAACTCTATATTTTTTCCCACTAAAATTCAAAACATTATCATCTATATACTTTATCCTATGATACATAGAACTTTTTGTAAAAATCTTATTGCTGATCAAACCATTTTCTATATCTTTTTTTAATCTATCTATAGTTTTTTTGGTTACATGATTTAATCTAACAGTTTCAAAATTATTGAAATAATATTTATTATTATTTAAAAAATCATCATAATCATATAATGCTATATCTTTATCATATTTTAAAGTATATAAAATTTTATCATCTTTATAGGAAGGTATATTTACTTTAGATATTAAAGCCTTGATATAAGTATCAGTTTTTATCAATCTATCATAATTTTCATCCATGTATTCTTCATCATATATCATGTTATTATTAAATAATTGTTGTAATAATATTTTTTTTCTTTTCAAATTTTAAATGAAATGATTTAAATTCAGAATAAGTTTCAAACCTTTTAGATTTATATAAACATCTTTTCCCAGTTTCAAAACCTATATTAACATAATATGGTATTTTATATTTTTCTAATATCATTCTAAATCCATATATATCAGCATATAATGTTAAATTTGGATAGTTTATTCTATCACATTTTCTGGTATGTAATATCCAAAAATCATTAGACGTTCTCTCTAATAATTCCAAACCAACTAATCTATTATTATGATAGAAAAATAATGATATAAAATCATCACCTAATTTTTCTTTGTTATTTTTATAATATTGATTGAAAAAATTTTTATCATAACCATGAAAAGACATACCACCATTTTCTTTAGCTTTATTTTTTCCCCAAAAATCCAATAATTCTATAACATCATCAAGTTTTTTATATTCTGTTAAAATTTCAAAATTAATTTTATCGTGATTATTCTTTGTCCATCTTTCAATTTTTCTATTTTTACCTTTGAATTCAAATCTCTCGTCATCTATTATCTTTAAAATGTGAATCATTCTTATCTGACTAGATATTGTATTTTTTAAACCATTTTTAATATCTAATTTTACTTTATCTACAGTATTTTTAGATATATGATTTAATCTAACATTTTCAAAATTATTAAAATAATATTTATTATTCTCTATATAATCTTCATAATCATAAAGTGCTATATCTTTACCAGATTTAACAGTAGCTATCATTTTACCATCTTTATAGATTGGTACATTAACTTTAGAAATGAATGTTTTAAGATATGTATCGGTTTTTATTAATCTATCATAATTTTCATTCATGTATTCTTCATCATATATCATGTAAATCCCTTTAAGTGTTTATTGGTTTATAACTTTCTAATAATTTGTAACCTTTGAATTTTTTAGTTTTAAAAAAATTATAACTGCATTGTAAATATTCCATAACAGATTTTCTGGTTTGGATTTCTAAAATTTCATTATCAGGTGTGAGTATTTTATAGATTTTTTCTTTATTTTTCCAAGCTATTTTTTGAGCTTTTAGTAATTTATCATGATTATTTTTATAATATTCTTTTAATATATTAGAATGTCTTTCTTTATATTCTGGATCTTTACAAACATCTATCATAGTTTTAGATCTTTTATCGTTAATGAAATTCTTTTCTTCTTGTGATAATTTTGACCATACTTCCTTCTGTTTTAAGCTATTTATATCTCTATTTGTAGTATCTTCCCATCTTTTATTTGCACTTTTAGATAGTTTATCTTTTTGTTCAATTGTTCTTTTTTTACCAGTATTACCAATAGCAGTTTTTTTAATACTTTCTATTGTTTTTTTAGATGATTTGCCACCATAATCAATATTATAACCAATATCTAAATCTCTAGAATTCATTTTTTCTATCCAATATATTTCCTTTTCATTTAATTCATTTTGATTATTACAAAATTCTAATATTTCTTTTTTGAAATTTTTTTTACCATATTTATTTATAGCTTTTCTTAAAAGTAAACCTGATCCTAAATATTTAGGATTATTATTAGAATCTTGACCAATATAAATCTTATTGTTTATTAAATTAATTGTTTTATAAATAATCATTAAATATATTTTTTGTTTTTATATATTTAAAAAAAAATTATTATTTCCAACATTCCAAAAAAGTATTTCAGAATTTCTATCTATATTTAATTCTTTTTTGTGAATTTTTAAATATTCCCATGCCTTTGATTCGTATACTATATTCAGATCCATACTTTGTGGACTTTCCATACAACTTATTTTAGTATGTATATGTTTACCATATGGATATGTTTTATCAATTATCATTTCATATTTCATATCAGATGCTCCAAGTTTATTTAAAATGTTATCAATTCTTTTTACAACATTTAAACCTGATATTTGAATACTTATAACACGCTTAACTTTTTTATTAAACTTTTTTATACCAGCTAAAATTGCAGCGGTTTGGATACCTGAACCTGTTGGTGAGATTAATACATCTAATTCATCTGGTATATTTTTAACTTGATTTATTATCTTTTCTGTTAAAATTTGCGGATTATCATCCACATTAATACCAAAATGTATTGTGTAATAATTTTTTTCTTTTGCTATTGGTATAGTATTTTGTAAAGCTATTATATTTGATCTACAAACACCTATAGGTATAATTTCAGCACCAACCTTTACACATTCTTTTAAAGATTTATGTAAAGATATTGCTTTGTTTACATCCTTAACACCTATAGCAATTGCCATTTTTAAACCATTATCTTTAGCAACTTTTGATATTATAATACCTTGGGGAGAATCAACTTGTATGTATGTTATTATACCATTGTATTTACTCAATTCATTTTTCATAGAATCAAATAATGATATTGTTTGTTTAACTTTGCCACCACCGAGCATTGGCATATCATCATATGGTAAAAATAAATCTTCCCTTTTAAAATACATTTTATCAAACCCACCAACTCTATAATAAGTATCAATAGGTGTCAATTCATCAATATCTTTTATTCGTCTTTTTTCCATTTAGAATTTTCAAAATAATGGTTGTACATTAGATGATATTTTATCATCTTCAATAAGTTTTTCTTCTACATTTTCATTAAATATTTTCAAATCTATCATTGGTAATTCTAAATAATTTACATTAAAAGAATTAGTTTTATAATATCTTAAATTTTTATCAGAAACATCGCCACCCAAGTTTACAAAAAAATCTTTATTATTGTTATTTTGATAAATATAATCAAAAGAATAATAATCAACATACAAACAAGAGTTTATATAAGTAGTATCAGTTTTTCTAAATAAAAGATTGTATAAGCTATCATTTACTTTTTCTAATACTGTAAATCCAACCATTTTATCTTCATGATAAAAATATAATGATATAAAATTATCTTTATATGTGTTATATGTATCATCAAAGAATTTGAAATCATATCCTGTAGTAAATTGAAAATGTGAATCTTTTCTAATTTCTTTCCATTTGTTTATAAACTCTTTTATCTCTGATATACTATTTGCTTCTGTTTGTACTTTGAATGGTATTTTTTTAGAATACATGTTTTTATATCTTCTAATCTTTTCATGTTTTTTACCATTCAATTGGAAAAAATCACTATTTAATTCTAGAATAGTTGATATACTTTTTGTTTTTGTAAATTTTAAATTTTTAGTTTTCAATTCTTTGCTATATTCATCATATTCTGTAGGTGTTAATTGAAATAATTTAATTTTTTTATAACGCTCATGATAATAATACATATTATCTCTTTTAAATAAAGTCATTTCATTTTTATTCTTAATAAAGCCTTCCATATTAGGAAGTAATTTATAACTTTTACTTAAAAAAGCTAATTTAAATATATCTGTAGAAAAATCGGAAATTTTTATATCATTTAATTTCATATCATTTTATATAATAAGTAGAGAAAAATTATACGTGTTAACGTATTTAATGTTTAAAATATTTTTAAAATATTCTTTTTATTTTTAATATCATACATTCATATTCGGAAAAACTATTATTAAGTATCTCATTGCATATATTTTTTAATTCATCATCATAATTATATTCCTTTGTTAAATCAATATCATTTATTTTTTCCTCTGCTAAAATATTATATGGTACATGTATAACATTTTCACCAACAATATTATTAACGATATATGTTATAAGGTATACAGAATCATTCATAATAGTCTATACTATTTTTATCCAACCGCTTTTCTTATATATTCTTGTATTGGAATTGTCATCTGTGAATGTTAATTTTACAGAATAATTCCCGGTATCAACAAAATTCCATACAAAATATCTATAATCTGATCTTAATAATAATTTATTAGTATTATCTTCCCATAATTCCCAGGAATATTTATTGCCAATAGAAATAGAATCTGGATCACTAAAAATAACAAATAGGGTTGTAGCTATTGGTAAAATCATATCTTTAGATGTTATAAATGAATCTGTAAGATTAAATGCGCCAGTTAATTGCCACATTTTATCATCACCTTGATTCAAATAATTCCATTTTGCCGGATTATTATATCCATTATAAAATTTATTTTTCCAATATTCAAAATTTGCCTTTGGATAAGTATTATTTTGAGTTTGTATATTACCAGAAGATGTTATGGGTATATAACTATCTATACCACACAATTTTGATGTGGCTTGTATGTACATATTATCTATAACATTATAATAAAAATCTTTAACATATTTCTGTTCGCTATTAGATAATAATGAACACAAGTAATTCCACATAGAATCCAATGGTACTATTGATGGTATATCAAATTCAAATAATTCATCATTAAATTTGATCCATCCATTTCTTGTTATTTTTTGTATTTTAAATCCAGTTATAGATGTATTATGATATTCTAACATATCCCATGATTGGTTTGACATATCATCAAATTTTATATCATAATTATCCCAATAATAATTTGTAGAACTGCCATAACGTTCTGCATAATCAAAATCATAATCTAATGCCCATTTGACTTTAAATGATGTATTTATATTACATATATTATTATTAGGTTTTACTCTAACAAAAGTATCGTGCGAATCTTGTATAACTTCTATAATATCAAATACATATCTACCAGAAAATATGCCCCATTCTGCTTTATATAAATTTAAACCATTTTTTATTATATTATTTAAATATCCATTAGGATCAGCTACAGTTATAGTAGTAGTATTAGAATTATAATCTTTAATTGATGTTAATATTCTGAATAAATTATCATCATCTCTAAATTCTATTTTGGTATGAGGTATATCTAGTAATGAACCATCATCTTCAACTTTTAAATTTATTAAATTTTTAGTATAATCTATAAATACATCATCTATAATATATTCTTCATAATCTAATGTTGATCCATGTAATAAATTAAATGTTTTTTTAATATTAAATGCATCTGCATGTTGGGTTAATACATCTACACTATTCGAAGATACTACCATTTGATTTGTAATATAGTGCTTGTATAGATTAATCTTCTCACCAATGAGTATATCGTAAACACCATTGAGTGTAATAGTCTTATTAGTAATACTTTGAATACCAACATTTCTTTGCGTTGGTATGTCTTCTGGATAACGTTCAGTTACTAAAACATTTCTCCATTTTTGAGTAGAGTATTTATCATAATTATTTATAAAATCTAAACCTCTAATTTTAATAGTATAATTATTTGTATCATAATCTATAATATCCGATTCAAATAATTCTTTTGTGAAAAATTGGCTTTGATATGTAGAATAATTTGTATCATCCCATATTATAGTAGAATCATCCCATGTAGTTTCTTTTTGGCAATAACTATTATAATCCCAAATACCTGTAAAGTTATCCCAATTAGTTTCATTATAATCCATCCAATAATTACCTTTATTAACATATCTACCAATTGCTACAAAATCTGGAGCTTTTTTTACTACTTCAATATATTTCTTCTTGGTTCTAATTCTTGGAAAATTATTATAATCTCTCATTGTTAAGGTTACATCATATTTTCCAGTATGAGGTAAAAATACTAATATTTCTTTAGCTTTAGATACTAGACCTTCTTCCTTATAACAATAATTACTTGATTCATGTTTAATATACCATTGCATCCATTGTGTACCAAAATATCCTATATTATCCCAGGTAAATAATCTACTGCCACTCCATAATAATCTACGTAATATAATTCTATCATCAATAGGTATATGGAACCAATCGAAACGATCTATTTCTTCTTGAGATAATTGATTTAATAATTCTTCACCAATATCAACCGGTCCCAATTCATTTTCTAAATAGTCATAGCGTATAGACATATCATCCCATTTAATATTAAATGGTAATGTTTTTATTAGAACTGGTTGACCTAACATTTTTATAGAATGTTCAAATGCTTGGTATAAAATATTATCTTGTTCATTTTTTATAGTTACAACTTCATTATATGTACCGGTAGGTCCATAAGTACCAGTTGGTTGATAATTATATTGTTTTTCTATATAAATTGGAGTAAAATTATCTTCTGAATAATTTGTATGATTTATTGGACATCTAGAATTTTTTAAATGATTGAATACTGCCTTTTTTAATGACCAATAATCTGGATAAAAACGTTTAATAACTTCTAAACTAACTTCCTCATCAAATTCAAATGTAGAAGTATTAGATTTTATAAAATCTGATAATGACTTATTTATAACATTAGATACTAATTCATCTTCATTTAATATAGATACATCATTTATTTCTTCTATTGTTAACCTGAAAATATTTAATAAATTATCTAAATGTTTTATTTCACCAACTAATGGTTCTGCTATAAAATCTGGATTAGTATCATATTTTAATGAAATTATAGGATTTTCGTCTATCCAGGTATTCATTTTAAATTTAGCAAAATAAATTCCTTCTCCAGTTATATCTATAATTCTGGCATGGTGTGGCAAAAAATATTTTTGCAAAACTTTTTTTAAACCATATAATTTTATTAATATTTCTTCGTTTGTAAATGCAAATTCATCAATAACTATAGGAAACCCATAATCATCTACATCATCAGTGACTTTATTTATATCATAAAATAATCCAAATCTAGATGTTTTCTGATATATTTTATTATCTATAAGACTACCAAATATTAATTGATTAAAATCTTTATTTTGAGAAAAATCAAAATTTACTTGTAAATCTAAAGGTATCTCTACAGCAGAGTAATATATTTCTTTTTGTGCAGGATTTGATAATTGAGTATTTACAAAATATTCTTTTAATCTTAAATCTTGATATCCAAAAAATTTCATTGCATTTACAAATGCTTTGTAACTACCAATATAATTATAGATATCTTCACCTACTAATAATAACTCTTTTCTTTTTTCGTTTATTTTTATATAATCTGGCAAATGTTCATCTGTATCAGTATCTCTAAAAATATATGAATCGTTTTCATCTATATTTCTGCCAAAATTTTCTAATAATAATTTAAAACGCTCATCTTCTCCAACAACTTCTCCATGTAAAACTATTTCTGCAAATTTATTAACAGTTGATACTAATTTACCAGTATTAGGATTATTAACAGTTCTAACTATAAATAAATCTAACACGCGCATAAATACGCCTTCTACATCAGAATTTAATGCGAAATTTAATTGGAATGGTTTTTGGTTTAATTTTCTATCACTTGATATTACACGGTGACTAAAATGATTTTCAGTATTATCATCATTTCTATCTAAAAACGAATCACCAGTACCATCATCAAATTTATAAGGCTGAAACCATCTCTGCCAATCAGGATTTGTATAATTATCAGGCTCAATATCGCTACTATAAACAGGTACTATTGCCGGTAATTTTTTACCAGAATCTAAAGAGAATGATTTATCACCTTCGTAATATAATTGTGTATCAGAATTGTCAATATAATATATGAAAATATTCTTATCATTTTTTTCTGGTATTCTCCATCTAAAAAATAAATAAGTGTCTTCATTATTATTTATATCATAATTAGAGCGAGGTCTAGTTAATTCAACTATTTTTCTGTCATTATCTAACCATGTTATTTGCTCTTTTGTATCATAATCATTTAGATACGTTTCACCCTTAGATGTCAAAACATAAGTTATATAATCACCATCAAAAATGGATGATATTAGATTATTATTCTTATTAATAAAATTACCAACATAATCATTTTCAATAGAAAGAGTTGGGAAGAAAATATTTAATTTCTCTTTTCTTATAGGTCCACCCCAATCCCTAATATAGCGCATGATACGTATCAATAAAGGAGTATATGCACCTTTTTTAAGACTATTTAAATTTAAACCTTCTTTTTCGTGCAACACTTCTTCCAATAAAAACAAGTGTTCTGATTCGAATAATCCTGTGGAAACTTGGTTAAAAAAGATGTTAAATCTAAAAACTCCATTATCTATTTCCGGTGTAATATTATTTCCAGATTTGTCGAAAAATTTCAAATGTGATAGGGACATTAATTTATTTCCTTTATTTTAAATTTCCAAATAAATCCACCAGCTCTTTTTCTTTTGCCATTACAACATGCACTAATCTGATCAATACCTGTATATTTATACGCTTCTTTTATTGATTTATATTCTGCGATAAAATTATCATTTAAATCATATTGTTCTACGGGTTTCCAAAGTTTTTTCTGTTCTTTACCTTTAAGAGCATCACTTATTCTTTTATTAGATTCTATTGTATTTTTTCTACCTCTATTTTTATCTGCTCTTTTTTGTACAACCTCATCTGATTGTGTTTTACCTTTAAGAGCATCACTTATTCTTTTATTAGATTCTATTGTATTTTTTCTACCTCTATTTTTATCTGCTCTTTTTTGTACAACCTCATCTGATTGTGTTTTACCTTTAAGAGCATCACTTATTCTTTTATTAGATTCTATTGTATTTTTTCTACCTCTATTTTTATCTGCTCTTTTTTGTACAGTTTCATCTGATTGTTTTAAACCTTTATGAGCTTTTGAATTATTATTTTTATGACTTTCTGAATGTTTTTTTCCAATTAAAGCATCTGTTCTTTTTTTAATATATTCTGGATTTTTTATAGCATTTAAAAAATTAGTACGAACATCTTCTCTCTGCATAGCATCTTTAGTAGCTATGGATATATTTTCTTTCATTTCAGCAGTTCTAATTTTATTTTTATTAGAATCACTTATTTTTCCACGAGTTTCATTACTTACTATTTTACCAGTATTTGCAATACTTATAGCTTTTTTATGAGAATCTGTTATAGTTGTGCCTATTTTTGATTCACTATTAGCAATTTTTAAAAATTCATATCTTTTACTATCAATTTTAATTCTTTTTTGATTATCACTTATTTTACACATCATATTAAATGCACTAGCCATTTTTCTAGTGTTGCGATCTTTTATTCCATATTTAAATTTTAAACCTTGCCAGAGTAATAAATGGACTATATAATGTTCCTTGGCTGTAAGTTTAACTAAATCTAGATTTTGTCCATAAATAGACTTTGGATAAATATGGTGTCGTTCTATATAAATATCAGGAGAAAGAACTCTATCTTTAGCTCTATTACAAATTGACCAATACCATTTAAAATATTTATTACCTTCTAATAAATCTTGTTCTAACATTTTATAAATTTATTTAATTAAAATCAATATAATCTTTATCTAAGGTGAAGTTGAATGTTTTTTTAACATGTTTTATCATGTCAACCAATGCTTCGAAATGTTCCGACATATAATCTAATATAGCTCCGCGTTTTTCATCTAAATATAAAACATTAGATAAACTTCTTCTTAATAAATTACCATTATGATAATCATATCCAACATGCAATATTTTATCATTTCTATGCTTTACGCCATACCAAAATCCTTTATTTTTCATTTAAGTATATTTTTTTCTATACCAAAAAATTCTTTGGTCATATTTCTAGCTATAATACCTTTAACATTAGCATCATAATCAATATATTTCTTATAAAAATCCGAAAATTCTGGTTTAGACATAGCACTTATTAATTTATCACGAACAGTTTTTGGTTCTCTATGAAAATTTTTATTTACTAATTGTTCTATAAATAAATCATTATAGTGACCAGATTTTATATACAATTTCAATTCCTTATTACTATTTGCCCAATTTAAAATACTTAAAACTGATAATCCTTCATTTATAAATTCATCATATTCATCATATTCTTTTAAATGTTGCATTATTATTAAATTATTTTATATAATATATCCGGATTTACAAATAAACATTTTCCACTAAAATAAACTTCTCTACCATGTCCTGGAGATTCTTCACTATCTTTTATATTAATATTTTTTGTATATTTTAATAAAAAAAATTCATTATAATTAGGATCCAATATTTTATTGAAATAATCTATTAGTGTATAATTTTTATTTTTATCTCTAATATCAATAAAATTATATAAAAGTTTTAAAAATGTTTTATCATAATTATTGTTTTTTAATTTTGATTTAAAATTATAATAGTTTTCATCAATTGTAATTGTTTTTAAAATTTCTAATAATTCTTTGTAATTTTTTGTCTGTTTAGGTAATATTGATTGTAAATCTGCACAAAAAAATTCTAAATTATATAAACCTTCGTTTTTAACACCAAATCCTTTATTAAAGGAATAATAAAAATCATTATTACTTGTAATACCTAATATTGTATTGTCGAATGGTATAACATTAAATGCATTTTTACCAAATAACCCTAAAAATTTTTTACTATACATATTGGCATGATTTATAGATGTTGATGTTATTACTGAATTTATTCTTTTAGGATATTTATTCCACGATTCTAATATATTATCAAACAATATTCTGGAATATTGTATACCACCACTTATAAAATTATCATTTTCATATCTATTAACTTTACTAGTATCTACAAATCTATAATAATTATCCTTGGAACTTAAATCACTAACGCCTCTAAATAATTGTGTATTTTTAATACTATAATTTTTACAATTATCATTTAATATTTTTATAAAATCATTTTTTGATATAGATTCTGTGTAATCTTCATTTAATAAAATATTAAAATCTGAAATATATTTCATTATTAATCATTTTTTATTTTATTTATATTATATTTTTGGGATTGAGAATTAGTATCTCTAGCATTTTCTTTAATAATATTAATATTAATTGCACATAGTTTATTTTTATCAATTAAATCTGAATAGTATACACCATTTCTATCTGACCACCCACCTCTTACTAATGGTCTTTCATTTTTATTTAATACAATATCACCATTTTGGTCTAAATGTTTTTGTAAAAATAGATTAACTGTATCATTTTCTAAAACTAAAGCTAACCTTTTTTCTGTAGTATCATATGTTGGCGTTTTATATTTTTCTATTAAAACTTTTTTTGAATCATTATCTATAATTGTACTATTATTAATAGTATTTAAATCTGTTAATATTTTTAATTCTTGTTCTATATTTTCTGATACAAAATACATATTAACAGAATCTATACCAGTTATATTTTCCATTATAGATATCAGATCAGATTTTGGTAAATAATCTTTTCTTTTAAAATTAATCAAATATGATGATATTTTATCAATTATATCTTTTCGCATAGAATCTTTATCTGTACCCTCCCATATATAAAGATATATATTTATAGTATATCTTTTAAATTGTGGATCGACAAATCTAACAACAGAATTTACAATTTTTTGACCACTTTCTTCCAATAATCTTTGTATTTTAAATTTTTCTAACCTTGTCAATGTAAAAAAGTCTATTGGTACAGTAAAATAATTTTCACCAGAACGTAATCTTTTTTGAATATCTGGTACTAACATAAGATAAATTATATTATCTATAAACCAATTTAATTCATTATATTCTGTATATGCACTTATGTATGAAAAAAATTGCATTTTTTCAAAAAAGGTTTCATAATTTGTAGTATTTGCTAAAACAAATGACCTACTAGTCAATGGGGCTAACATCCTAGTTAATTGTATAGGTTCTGTATCAGAACCGAATGTTATAGGATTTGATATTCCAATATTAAATACTTGATTTAAATCAACTTCATTACCTTGAATATCATAACCATCAGAAGAAAATTCAAATGTTAATCCATCTGAACCATTTATATTACCATTTTCCCCTGCTGTAATTAAATATTCAACTATTATTGTACTACCTAATGGTGGTATAGCACCAAAATAATCGTTTCCAAAATAAATATCTATACCACTAGTTATACCAGTTTTAATTAAATAGCCTTTATAACCTTTTGGTATATCATATAACGAATCGTATTTTTTCCATTTTTCACCATTAACAAATACATTTACAAAGTAATTATCTATTCTCTGACCACCTGATATATTAGCTTCGAATGATTGCATACTTGCACCAGAGCCTGTAAATGACTGTTGCTCTATAACACCCTGTATACATCTACAAAATATTCTACCACGTTCTTCAAATATATTATATTTTATCTCATCTTTACCAAGAACAAGTAAATATGTTAATTGATTATCTTTACATGAAATTTTTGTATAATTTGGTATAATAACATAATCGCCATATATGTTTGGGTTATTACCAGTATATGATAAAAAAAATTCACCGGTTGCTGCTACAGAACGCATTGGGTCATGACCGGCTAATCTAGATAAACCTCTAATACTTTGAGGTCTACTAGCCGAATATATGTTTAATTCAGAAATAGAATCTTCTAAATAAAAAAGTATTAATTGACTATGTTTAGCTATAATAGAAATTATTTGACCCCAAGCAGATGCTGGTGAAAAGACACTATTTGCTTGCTTAAAAACTTCTCTTGTAAAATCAGCAATATCTTGCAATTGCTCATCTAATTGTATTCTACTTTTAGAAAATAATTTTTTCATTATATAATATTAATTTATAGAATATATATATTTAATTTTTAAAATAACAATAAAATATGAATTATTTAATAGAATATGATGAATTTATAAATGAAGGTTTAATAGCAAATAAAATTGAATTATGGAAATCTAAGATATCAACAACTTTTAAATCTCTTAAAAGTATACAAAAAATATTGGGATATATTATTACTATATTATCAATAGTTGGTCTAGTAAGTATAGGATTATTATATGGATTATTACATATTAGTATAAAACATCCGAAATTTGTAGAAGAATGTGTAAATAAATCTGGCAAAAAAGCAATGTATGAAAAAACAAATCAGGATTATATAATAGAATCTATAATTAATAAATTTTATAATGATGAAGATTTGCAAAAAAAGATAAAAGAAGCTGCCGAAAGTAAAGATGTTAAAAAAATAAAAGCCATTAATAATAAATTAAAAACTATTTTTACAGAAGAAGAACAACAATATCTTAATAATTTAATAAAATATTATAAATAATACATGAAATACATTAAAGAATATGATATATTTATAAATGAGGCATTTAAACATGATGCATTTATATTATTAAATAATATGGGTCCTAATATAAAAAAAGTTAGGGATTTAATATTTGGTAAAAAACTTGGAGAGACTAAGTTGGGACTTTTAAATCCATTGACTAAAATTGCCACTGGTTTAGGTATAACTATATCATTAATATATCTAATAATGTGGTATCATAACAAACAATTAGATAAAGTTCAACCTGAAATTGAAGAAAAATTAAAAAAATATCAAAAACTTTTAGATTCAGAATTTACACCAAAAGAACAAGATGATTTTATAAGAATTATAGCATCTGATAAAGGTGTTTTAGATTCAGTAACAGCTGTATTAAATGGCAATAAAGATCCTGAACATTTAAAATATATTGAAAGTAGGTTTAATAAAAAACAAATAGAAAAAATATACAAATTAGCATCAAAAATAGATACTCATGAAAAAACAAATGAATCTTTAAATGAAGCAGAATGGTTTGAATTATTAGGTTTAACTAAAAATGATGTATCACATATTAAAAATGTATCCGATATTGGAAAAGATCCAAAAATAAAATCAGCATTCCGTAAAAAATCTATGGAAGTCCACCCAGATAGGAATCCTAATGATCCAAATGCTGGTAAGAAAATGTCAGCCGTTATAGATGCATATGAAAAAGGTAAAGGTAGTGATATAGATGGTAAAATGCCAAAAAATAATATTGGCAATGATGATAATTACACTGGTGGGTTCGGAAATAATTGGTCAGATGAAGATAAAGCTGAATATAGAGCTGCCGCTGGTAAATCATATGGCGAAAATATGAAAAGAAAAAAGGATCTTTCAGATATTTTTGATACATCAGGTAAAAATGGAAATATAGATAATGATATTAAAAAATATACAAATATACAATCTTTTATGCTTGCATTAAAACAAGGTATAATTATAGGATTATTACAATCATCAATATCTCAAATTCTATCATCAAATAAGAGAGAGAATATAGAAAAAATTAAAAAGGTTGATAAAGATTATTCAAATAATATAGAAATATTACAATTTATATTTGATGAAATTTTTGATGCAAAAACTAAAAAAGAATTGAATAATTATTTTGAAAAAGATTTAGAATATATTAATTATACACAACGTATAAATAGATTATCCAATTTAAATGATCGTAAAAGGTTATCAGATGCTATGAGTGAACATTTAGCAGAAAAAATGCCTCCTAAATTATATAAAAAATATCAAGGTTTTATAAAAGTTGGTGAAGATAATAATTTATTCACTAAGGGAAGTTTAACACCACATTCATTATCAAAAACTTATGGTACACAATATACAATGGATATGCTAAAGACTCATATTTTACCACAATTAAAATTTTATAATTAATATGAAATATGTTCAAATATACGAATCAGTAAAACAAGAAAAGGAAAAAGAAGTTTCATCATTAAAAACTTATCTTAAAAAAACTATAAAACCATTAGTAATAACTACAGGTATTTTTGTTGGATTATATTTAATATATAAACATTTAGAAAATAATGCTATTAAAAAAATACAAGATGAGTCTGAAAAAATTATTGATCCAACAATTATTTTAAATGAATATGATACAAAAGATGCAATTAAATGTATAAATTTGATTAATCAATTAAGAAATGATATTGTAAAAAATAAAAATCTAAAATTAACAGATTCAGAAATAAAAAATTTAATATCAGAAACTATTTTAGAAAAATTAAAATTAGAAAAAATGACAAAATTTAATATTAAAGAAGTTGATACTTTAACAAAAATAATATCATTTTTTAATAAAGAAATTAGAAAAACTAAAATAGCTGGAGCATATACACAATTTAAATCTAATGATGATATACCTGATATGGAAATAGGCATTAATTATTATGGTGATTTATCAGATACATTTTATAATGATAAAAAATTTAAAAATTGGATTAATACAACAGAAAGTGTATTAGTACATGAATTTGTACATTATAATCAAGTTATATCAGGTAGGAAAAATGATACATATGATGCTATTTTTCCTGATTTACCTGAATATTTTTCTAATAAAGGTGAATTGGAAGCACATTCAATACAAACAGCACACGATTTAAAAAAACAAGGATATAATAAAAATAAATTTTTAAATGATCTTAAAAAAGGTATAAAATTTAAAACATTAGGTATGATGAATATTCAAAAATTGTTTTCTCCAAATTCAACAGTATTTAAAATTTTTACTAAAAATGTTATTAAATTATTACCAGATTAAATCTGTAATCCCATATATCGAATACCATCTATATTGATATATAAATAAACGATATTTTGAGAACCATCCGATTCAACATTAACATCCATACTAATTTTAAATTCATTACTCTCAGGTATATATAAAGCCACCTGAGAGTTGAATCTATTTTTTATCTCAGATTCATTAACATTGAATTGAA